CCGTGATGCAAAAAAAACCATTGCGCGTTCCTCTAGGGTGCGGTACACTATGCGTCTAGGATGTCGACGAGAGGTGGCTTGGATGGTTTGGTCTGCGGTTGCGGTGGTGTTTGCGGCGTGTGCATCAGTGTTGGTGACGTTGTGGTTGGCGTTGATGCTGATTACGCGTGCGTTGGATTCGGTGACGCAGATGTGTACGTCGGTTGTGCGTACACTTTTGGGGCAATCTGACCCAGATTCTGACCAGATCACGTTTGAGGGCGATGTTGGGTCGTCTTCTGGGTTGTTTGAGACGCTTCCGGCTTGGCAGTATTGGGGTAGGGACGCCGACGGGGAGGCTCTGGAGCCTCAGGAACCGTTTTTGCCGGTTGAGGATGGCGACGGGGAAGAGGGATGAGTCCGAAGGCTGCTGATCGGCCTGATCCGGGTCCTTCTAAGGACGAGGTGTTGGCTGATCGCCGTAAGGGTGTGAAACCGTCGTTTAGTCACACCATGTTTGCGGCGTCGATGCGGGATTTACGGTTTACGGCGTCTGGTGACGTGTTGTTGACGCTGGTGGTGCCGTATTCGGACAAGCATCTGGTTGTTCCAGTGTCCGATGCCTATGGGATTTCGTTGGATGTGGAGATCAGCCGGAAGAAACGTGCCAAAACGTGAAACGAGGACCGAACCGACTTCTCGGTGCGGTCCCCGTTTCGTTGGAAGGAGGTTCCGTGTCGTCACGGTCGTGGACTACCGCAACAGGAACAATATAGCAAAGGAGACATGTTGTGTCAACACGAAAGATCAGAACATTCACGTCGTTAGATGGTGATACGTGGGATGCGTTGGCTACGAACGCTGCGCGTGTGAACGGTTCGTGGCAGGTAGAGATGTCGAATCAGGAGTTGGGAAACATTCTGGGTGGTGAACGGAATCGGAGGGTTGCGTCGTTTCGGGCGAAGCGGCTAATCGAGTTCGGCATGGTTCAGGCGTTGTATTCGGAGAAGAACGGTCGTCCGCAACCAAAGGTGTACGTGATTGACGACGACTGGGTGGGGAAGTCGCCGAAGGTGGGTGGCTATTACCCGGTGGAGGTTGACTGATGTCGATACGTGTAATGTCAGACGTGTGGGACCTTTCTGAGTCCACGGGGTCGGCCAGATTGGTTTTATTGGCTATTGCGGACTCCTGTGACCATGATGGAACCAATGCTTGGCCTGCTATCGAGACGATCGCAAAGAAAACAAAAGTTTCGCGGTCGACTGTTCAACGTGCGGTCAAAGACTTGGTTGGTTTGGGTGAGTTGCGTGTTGTGCCTGGCCCTAGCCATATCCGGTCTGATCGTCGTCCGAACGGTTATGAAATCAGTTTTTCACGGGGGTTCAGATTGACACCTCGTGACGGTACGGGGTGTCAATCTGACACTCACGGGGTGTCATCTGATGCTCCACGGGGTGTCATGGGTGACACCCAACCCGTCCTTACCCAACCTGACTCTTTAGCGATTTCAGGATTTTTTGAGAATGCGAGGAAGGCTCTGCATAATGGCGACTGACTGGAACCGGGTTGGGAGAACGAATCAACCGCTTTCTCCTGACGAGGTCGAGGAAATAGTTGAACGGTTGAACAAATATGTTGAAAAGCACCGATCGGTCGATGAAAAGTATTTCGAAGATGAATCCGATTGGAACTACCGGAAGGAAGAAGAATGACTGTGAAGGAACGCATGGGTTCGACTTTCAAGTCGGGAACGACGTGGCATGTGTCGATTGCGATACAGCAGGCAAAAGAGTATGTGCCGTGTTACGAACTGGTGTGGGACGAGCACGGCAACGTGTTGAGCACCAACAACTATGCGCTGCTGTCTGCTTCGGCTGCGGCGAAGACGCAGCAGCCGGGTGAATCGTGGGCTGTGAACGATTTGGATGACGATGATCAACGACGTGTCACCTACGAGGAGTTCAAAGCGCGGAAACGTGCGTTAGACGACGGCAAGTTTTATGAAGCGGTACCAGACCATGTGGTATCCGGTCCGGTACCAATGCCGGAAGATCCGTTCTAATGGCTCGTGCCCCTGCACGGACCGTTCTTGCGCGGCTAGCCACCTACGGGCTGTCTCCTACGACGATTGCGACCATTTTCGACATCGACGTAGACAAGGTTCGTAACGCAGTCGACGAAGTTCCTATTTCTACGGCGGTACGGGACGACGAGGACCTCCGTGTAGGGGTGCGGCGCGTCGCATGGCGTGTCATAGAGGAAACCATGCTGATGCTCGACGAGGGTTCACCACAGGTCAAGCAGAAGATGATCACCAACTTGTTTACAAAAATGATGGCAATGCTCGGCGAAGAATCGTCTGAGGACCTGTCTGTGCTGCGAGGCGACATTCAAGCCATGTTGGGAGAAATGGGTTCCGGTATTCCCGAACCGGAACCAGATCAGCCTGAACCGGAGCAAGACGGACCGGCGTGAACTTCGACCCGTTCATCGAAAAGTTGTCGATACGCACGAAAAAGCAGACGATCGAACGGCTTGAACCCAACTGGGCGCAGCGCCAAGTGTTGGAGGCTGTCAACACCCAATACTCGGAAGGCAAACCGGTTCGTGTTGTGGTACTCAAAGCCCGCCAGTTGGGGATCTCCACGATTTCTGAGGCGCTGATGTTCGCATGGGTTGTGTTGCATGAGAACACGTACGGGTTGGTGATCGCCCATGAAATCGACGCCAGCGAGTATTTGCTCAACATGACCAAGTTGTATTGGGAGACGTTCCCGTTCAAAGACTTGTATACAACGAAGTACGTGTCGCGTAAAGAACTGGCGTGGGAAGAAACCGGTTCCAGCATTCGCATAGCGACAGCGAAAAACATGCGTGCCGGTCGTTCAAGAACCATCAACGCCATGCACGGCTCCGAAATAGCGTTTTGGGATCGGCCAGACGAAATGATGCTCGGGTTGCGGCAAACCATTCCCAACCTTCCACAATCCATGATTATTCTCGAATCCACCGCTAATGGTGTCGGCAACTGGTTTTACGACACATGGCAGAACGCCGTCTCTGGAGAAAACGACTACAAGCCCCTGTTTTTCCCGTGGTGGGAACACCCCGAATACACAGCGACAGCCTCCAACTTGAAGAAAGAAACCCTGTCGGGTCTCAACGAGGATGAACGCATCCTCAAAAAAATGGGGGTAGATGACGACCATTTGGGGTGGCGACGGTGGGCGATCCGCAACCTTGCCGATTCCAACATGGAACGGTTCATGCAGGAATACCCGTCGACGCCGGAAGAAGCGTTCATAGCGTCCGGCACCAACGTGTTCCCCGTCGAAAACCTGAAAATGGTGTACGAACCCAAAAACGGTGTCAAAGGGTTTCTGCAACGCAGAGGCAACACCGTCGAGTTCATACCCGACAGGTCGGGGTCGCTCACCATTTTCCGCAAACCGTCGTCAGATTTGTCGTGGGGCAAATACTTTATTGGTGCCGACCCCACCCACACCACGATGGGAGACAACGCCTGCGCCCAAGTCATAAACCGGCGCACCTACGAACAGGTTGCGATATGGAACGGCAAAATCGACCCAATGACGTTTGCTGAGGAACTCGCCAAAATCGGTGCGTTCTACAACCACGCAACGATCTCCACCGAAGTCGAAGGACCCGGTTACGCCACGATCGGCCGACTCGTTGAAATCGACTACCCGCATATTTGGCGCAACCGGTGGGCCGACAAGTCGCCCGGCAAAATCTCTGAAACGATGGGTTGGTCAACAACATGGAAACGGAAGGAATGGGCGATCGGCTGGTTGATCAAACTGATCGCCGACCGTGACATGACTATTCACGACGCGAAAACGTACGACGAGATGCGAACCTACGTCACACTCCCCAACGGCGGGTACGGCCCCGCAGACGGCTCTGGGCGGTCTTTCGACGACTGTGTGATGGCAATGGCCATAGCGTGCATCTGCGCCTCCACAGAGGGACCTGTGACCGGCTACGAGGGACCTATGGGCGACGCCCACATGGACGATTTGCCGATTCAACCCGCTTGGGAACAATGGGAAGAACAGGTGACAGCATGAAACGCACCCGTCTGAAGCGTAAAACGCCGTTGCGGCGCGTGTCGAAGAAACGGTCGTTGCTAAACAAGAAACGATACGAGTTTGTCAAGTGGGAACTTGCCAAACGGCCGTGGTGCGAAGCCGGAGACGCTATACGGCTACACAGAATGCAGACATTCGGATTCGAGTACGGTAAACGACTCGACAAAGGCGGGTACACCTGTTCGAGACGGTCCACGGAACTGCATGAACCGTTGACACGGGCACGCGGCGGCGATATTTTAGACCCGTACAACACAGTCGCGATCTGCCGCAACTGCCACAACTGGATACACGACCACCCCGAATCCGCGACACGACTCGGATTGCTAAGATCACAACATGGCGACTAATCCTTACCCGCCATACAACCCGAAGGCGCACGCCCTTGAGTTGATGGGCTGGACCGGCGATGACATCGCCAAACTGTTGGGGATCACACCTCCCGGCACCGGGGTCACTATGGGCGGGGACTACGTTCCCAACCCGCAGGGGCTGGGATACGACTTCATTCCGCCAGACAACCCAGCCGGAGCCAGAGAACTATGGCGGGGGCTGGACCCCGAAACCGGCAGACCGAAGCCGTGGATGACCCGTGCCGAAGCGGAGGCACTCCCCCAATACACCAACACCGGGCGGTACGGGGGTGAGTTCACGGAGATGGCAGGGTTAGAACAAAGCCGCCCGGGACCGGTGGACATAACCAGACAACTTCCCAAGTCCCCCCGCCACGGGATGCTTGGTCCCGGCGCACCGCCCAGCAAGGTGGTGAAGATGCGTTTGGCGTGGGACGAGATGTTCACAAAGCAGGAACAGGGCAAGATCGCCAAGGGGTCGAAGGCTTACTTCGGACCGATCCAACGCGAGTACGACGAAGTTCTTGAAATAGTCGACTTCGACGACTCTGGTAGCATCCGCAAACACCCGTACGGGTCAAGAGGACCCCTTGTCGGTCGGGGCGAAAACATCCACAAGATGGCCGCACACCCATTCAACCCATCAGCCCCCAAAGACCTGATGAAGATTATTCCGAACAAGAAGATCGTCGGACAGTTGATGAAGTTCGGTAAGTCGTTTGGCAAGCAAGCCCTACAAATGATGCTCATACACCCACGGATACCGGGCTGACATGGCTCCAGTTGATGGCGAAACTACCCAAATAACATGAGTTTGAAGAGCGTCCCAACGGGTAAGCCGGAACCCCTCACCCGTCAGGTGTATTCGCACCTCATCCGGATGTGGGAGCAGGCACTAGGCGCCAGTACGGGCTTCGACGAGGTTCGTGTCCCGACTCGCGCCGAACTGGCGAAGGGGAAACTGCCCTACATGGTTACCGACAGCGGGTATATCCCATCGCCCGGGCGGGGCATCCTCCTTGACGGCGAAGGGGGCAGCCTCACGCTGGGTCAGGTTCTCGACGATGTGAACGCCAAGGGGAATAAGAGCGGTTTGGGTCGACAGTTTATGGCGATGGTCCGACCATTCTATAAACCAAATAGATGGGACACTACGCATGCGACACCCCCACGACCGCCAGTTGTTGGCCGGACCGGCATCACCACCGCTTTCCCGTGGTGGCCGGATCAGTGGGTTGTCCCCGACCCGCCACCGGGAGACCCGGTTTGGCAGAAGTACCACGGGACCGGGTCTCCCGGGTTCACCGATGAGATAGTTCGTCAGGCGAAAGGGGCCGATCCGAAACCCGGCAGGATCGCAGGCCAGTTGGAGTTCATAAAGGGTGGGAGCAAGGGGAGTCCGCCCGCATCGTGGGCACCCGGTTGGGGTCAACCTATCCCGTACGAACCACCCCCTGTGGACCCGTTCGGATTCGATACCAGCACCGCCGACAAACTTCGTAAAGCGGAAATGTTCTCCCATTGGGAGAACATGGTGAAAGGCCCGAAGAATCAACTGGCCAGTCAGTTGACGAAGTTCGTGTCAAAGTGGGGAAAACCCGCGCTCAAGTTGATAGCGAAACTACCCAAATAGATGGCTAGTAACCCGTTGGAATCGTTCATGCGTCAGGTATGGCACCCGCCGCCGCTGAGTCCGAACGCACGACCCGTGTCGAGCCTGCCGATGCCGTGGGCTGATCCCGACATGGTAGGTGACGTGCCGTGGTCAAGCGCCGAATCAGGGATACGTCGGATGTTTACCGAAGCGCAAGACGAAGCCAAAAAGGCGTGGGACTCGTTGTTCACCAAGTCGGAACAAAAACAGATTGCCAACAAATCCCTCGAAGCGGTCCGCAACCCGCAGCAGTTGGAAATGTTCACCCCTGCCGAACGACTCCGCGCCATCGTGCCCGGCGACGCCGACGCAGCCAGACGGGCCGGGTTGCTTCGCGCTGACGAACAGGTGTGGGAAACCAAGTTGCGGGAATCCAAGCAGCGGCCACTGTACGACGACATCGCAAAGTCAGGGGTGAGGGAACCCGTTTGGATAGGTCACCCGCCCGGCGCAACTGGTCCGCCGCAAATCATCGAAGGCCACCACCGCACAGCCTCAGCGTTCGACATCAACCCCAAGTCAGAAGTCCCGGTTATGCACCATGAACGCAACTGGCTGAGGGCGTCGTCACCCAAGTTGAGCGAAGTGAAACGGTTCGCGCCGAACCAGAAGATAGCGAAACAGTTACTCGACTTCAGCATAAAGTGGGGTCGGCAAGCCCTGTACGCCATGCTGAAAGCACCGAAGTAAACTCGACGACATGGAAGGATTGACCAGTGAGTGACTCGTTTTGTGATCCTGACGGTGACGAGTGCGACAAATGCAGCGGGGAAGTTATAGATCCAGTTGGGCGTTCATTCGATGAGGTCGAAGGATCGCCCGACACGGGTTACGGCGTGGCAGATGAGGACATGACCTACGGCGTCGAGGATTCAGTGAGTGACTCGGAGATGGTGCCGTTGTCTACTGCTGACCGACCCATGCCACCAATGGAAGGATTATGAAATGAACAGCCCGGACCCTGTGGAAACAAATAAACTACGACTTGCCGGTCACGATCTTGCCGAGCACGACCCGTTGTTGGAGTACCGTCCGAACGAATGTTGGATGTGCGGTGACACATGGTGCAAGTGTGAGGAACTAAACTACCGCTGATGCCCGTTTACTTGTACCGCTGCCGTGCCTGCCAGGTTCACGGCGAAAAGTTTCAGCACCACAACGACGACCCGTTGTTGGATTGCCCCGATTGTGGTAAACCGATGTTGCGCCGCGTCTACTCGTTCAAACCGGCGAAAGTCATGCACGAACATTTCAACCACACAGTCGGCAAAGTCATTTCTGACAAGAAACAGTTCGCTGCGGAACTATCCCGCAAGTCTGCTGAGATGACGGAACGCACAGGCACTCCGCACAACTATGTGCCTGTCGATTTGTCCGACACGGAATCGCTTAGAGTAAGCGACGAGGGTATGGATAGTACGCTGAGGCGGCAAACCGAAACCGGTCAACGAGAAGTGAAACAGTGGCTGTAGCCGAACGAGTAGATCACGCGCAGGGCGAAGACCATGTTGTAGCAGGTCGCATCAACGGGCTGTATGGCAACGCCAAATCTGAGATGAGCCGCCGCCACGACAGGTGGCGCAAAGCGTATCGGCTGGTTCATAATCGCGGCTGGTCCAACACGCGCGATGCGTGGATGCCGTCCCCTACAGCGTCGGAGATTTATCCGATTGTGTCGGCTCTTGTCGGCTGGATGACTGATCAGCGCGTCAAGTTTCAGGCGGTGCCGTCGGCAGATCCGCATTCGCAGTACGCCAACTTTCAACAGAAACTCGCTCAAGACCTTGAAACGGTTTTGGATTCTCTGTGGGTAAACCACGATTTCGAAGGTGAAGTAGAGAAAGTTCTGTTCGACGCGTTTATTTACGGCACCGGGTTTTTCAAATGCGTGTACGACCCGGGTGCTGACGGTGGTGCAGGCAATGCGTTGATGCGTCGATGCGACCCGTTTTCGCTGTTTATCGACCCGGCGGCGACTTCGCTAACGGACGCCAACTACATCATTGAAGCGCGGGAACTGTCGCTCACCGAGTTTGAACGCCGGTTCCCTGACCGCGGCGACGTTATCGAATCCGACATGGGCGCCGGGTTTTCTTTGCCGCATCGTGAAAACAACGAAACGGGTTCGAAGGCGCCGATGGCGAACCTTGCAGCCCATTCCGGCGGGTCAGGGACTGTTCCTCCGATTTACGGCAAACCGGGTCAAAACGGTCGGGTTTCGGATTCTGCGTACTACGACGGTTCGATCACTGTGTTTGAGGCATGGATCAAAGAGAACACGTTGTATACGCCAGCCGAAGGAGATGAAGAAGAAGAACCGTTCAACGTGTCCGAATGGCGTGTCATCATTACCACCGGTTCTCATGTGTTGGTCAACGAACGCGCTATCGACATGTGGGAACACGGCAACCATCCGTACGTCCGGTACGTCAACCACGATCTTGGAGACATGTGGGGGATCGCTCTTGTAGACCATTTGGCTGATCCGCAAATGGCAATCAACCGTTTGTTGGCTGCGTTGCAGCAGCACGCCGAACTGGTAGCCAACCCGATTTTCATGGAGGACTCCCGGTCGGGTATTCCCAGAACAAAGATTGTGAACCGTCCCGGTCAACGCATTACGAAGGGCGCCGGTTCAGAGGCAGGGTGGCTTGTGCCGCCTCAGATGCCGAACGATTTGCAGGAACTCATCCAGTTCTACATCAGCGAAATGGAGAGAATCAGCGGACTCTCAGGGGTCGTACGAGGGTTCTCACCGACGGGGCGAAACTCGCAGGGTGTCATCGACTCGGTTTCCGAATCTGCCTTTGTGCGGATACGGCTGGCACTACGGAACCTCGAAAGAAGCCTGTCCAAGGCCGGTGGACTGTTGGCTAACCTCGTGGTGGAGAACTACTCGTTGCCACGCGTCATGTCGATTGTGGGACCCGACGGGGAGCGGTCGATGCTGGCTCTGCGGGCACGTCATTTCTTCGTCCCGAACGACGAAGGGGCAGATCCGATGAGGTTCTCGTTGTATGTGCGTGCAGGGTCGGCGATGCCGATTTCGCGTGCAGCCCGCATCGCCGAAGCGGAAACCTTGTTTGCTATGGGTGCTTTGGACGCACAAGCGGTGCTCGAAGCCCACGATTATCCGAACCGCGAACAGATTCTGCAACGAGTAAACGCTGGTGGTGTGCTCGGAATCGGCGGCGACGGCAAACCCAACCCGAACATGGGTTCCCGTAATAGACAACGGTGACGGAAAGAGTGTAAGGTAACCACATGGCCGAAAAGTTCACGTCCAATAACGCTCCAACTCCACGCGGCTGGAAAGGCCCGTCGGAGAAGGGTTCGGTTGTGCGACAACTCGACGGTAGGCTTTCTGCGAACAAAGCAGACGGCGACGACGAAAATCAGGACCAGCGCAGAAACGCGTTGGATCTCTAACTAAGGAGCATCAGATGCCCGGTCCCGCTTCCACTTCGGGGAAGAACATCAAGGTTCACAAGTTGGGTCAGACTGCTGGCCGCGACTACGGATCAAATGTGTCTTCCAAGAAGTCACAGTCGCCACGCGATCTGTCAGCAAAGAAGTAAATCATGGCTGGTGGCACCCGCCAGAACAACACGATGTCGGAGGGGTTGCATCAACTCCTGTCTTCACTCGCCCAACTAAAGGCAGCGCCAGACGCCGACCTTGATTATTTGTCGGGCATTGAGTCCACCATTTTGCAGAAGTTGCGTGAGCCGCTACAGCAGGCGGCGCAGGCTCTGGCTCAGGCCGGTGGCGTTGTGCCGCCGGGAATGGCCGGGCAGATGGGTGCAGCCGCTCAGGGCGGCATCGGTCAGTCGCCCCCCCCGCCGCAGGGTGGAGGTGGAGGCGGAATGCCCAACCCTGATGAACTGCGCCGTTTGGTGGCGTCCAGAGGTCTCAGATAGTCCGATAATCGGATTCGAACGGCGGAGATGAGGTAAATGGCAGAAGAAGAACTTTCTCAGGAAGGGATAGACGATTCCCTGAAAGAGCAGGGTTTCGCACCCGATTACGGGTCTGACAGATGGGTGTCGGATCTGGAATCACAGTTCGCGACAGACGACGACGAGCCTGTAGAGGCCGAAGAAGTCGCCGAAGAAGTCGCCGCCGGGGGTGGCGATCTCCAAGCCGCCGATGGGGATGCCCCAGCCCCCGGCGGCGACGCTCCCGATTACATCCAGTTGGGTGATGTGCGTGTCCCGCAGTCTGAGGCGGAGCGTGTTGCCCGGTTCTGGGATTGGATGAACACCAACCCGGATGAGGCGATGCAGTTCGTTGGGTACATGTCCGGCGAATATGATCTTGTTCCGAAGGGTCAGCAACTCGATCAACCAGCCCCTCAGCGTCAGTCAACAGATGTTGACGAATCTGATCCGTATGAGGATTGGGACCTGTTGCCGGACTCGGTGCAGGACCGGTTGAAGAAGGTTGACAAACTGGAGACGTATCTGGCGGCGCAGCATAAGCAGCAGCAGGCTGTTGTGCAGCAGCAGAACATGAAGTCTGTGGAGACGGCTCAGGCGCAGTTTGCGAATGCGTACGATTTGAACTCGACTGAGGTGGCGAGACTCGCAGACGAGGCGGCAAGACTAAACATTGTCCCTGCTTTGGTTCAGGAGTCGGGTGATCCTGTCAGAGCCGTAGAACGTGCACTTGAGATAGTGTATTTGCAATCTGAGCAGGGTAGGGAACGAGAGTTCAATAAGCGCATCGCTCAAACGGAAGTCGATAGGGACAAGCAACGTAAGATGGCTGCTGTCGGGGGTACTGCCGGGTCTGTACCTAGGCAGGAACCCGATTCAGTACCGAGTAACGCTACGGAACGTCGATCAGCAATGGTCAACGAAATCGCAGCCGCTCTCGGCAAAGTAACGTGACCAACTAACAGGAGATAAAACACATGGCAACGCCAATCGGCTCCAATGTGGTCACCTCTATCGCACGTCGGTACATTCTCCCTGAGATCACCGACAACGTATACAACTCGAACCTCTTGTTGTTCCGCCTGAACTCGGCGAACAAAAAGATTGTTCGTGGTGGTACGCAGATCGAGGTGCCGCTCATGCACAGCCGTCTGGCAGCAGGTGGTGCCTACTCGGGATTCGACCTTCTGGACGTAACCCCGTCAGACACCATCAAGAATGCTGCATGGGACTGGAAACAGTATTACGTCCCAGTGACGGTTGACGGGCTGACCTTGATAAAGACTGATTCCCCGGAAGCGGTCGCCGATTTCATTCGTCTGTACTTCCAACAGGCTGAGATGGAAATGGCGGAGATTCTCGGTACGGGACTCTGGTCGGACGGGTCAACTGATACCAACCAGATCGACGGCATCGAAGGTGCTGTCGACGATTCAACGGTTCTCACCACATACGGTGGGATCAGCCGTTCCGCTAACACTTGGTGGAAGTCGCAGTACGACGGATCCACAACGACCCTGACTCTGGCAACAATGCAGACGATGTTCGGCAACTGCACCAATGGTGGCCGTCATCCGACCGTGTTGGTGACAACGCAGACGAACTACAACCGGTTCTACGCTTTGGCGCAGACCGACGTGCAAATCAACGTCGGTCAGGGCGCGGTGGACGAGCAGTTGGCGAACGCAGGGTTCACAAACCTGTTGTTCAACGGTGTTCCTCTGTGCGTTGACTCTCATGTACCCACAGACGGTCCTTCCGGCTCGGGTTCTGGTCACCACATCTACTTCCTCAACGAAGATTTCATCCACTTTGCGGTTTCGCCAAGGGCTGACTTCTATCTGGAGGATTTCCAGACACCCATCCAGCAGGATGCGATGGTTGCTAAACTGTTCTGGGCTGGCAACCTGATCATCAACAACTGCCAGTTGCAGGGCAAAATGTCCGCATTGACGGCATAGGAGAAACGACATGGGAAATCAGGTCATCACCAATCCGCTCGGTGCTTTCGGTCTTACGACTGGCGCATCCGGCAACTTTCAGGTCGTTGCTCCTTTCAAGTCGGCAGCGGCCATATCAGCCAACGATCTCGTCGCAATAGCGGCGTCTGTTGACACTGACACGACGGCAATCACGATTGAGACACTGGATGTGTCCGATTCGTTGCCGGAACGTGTCATCGGTGTAGCCAAGAATGCTGCAACAGCCGCCGGAGAGGCGGTTGAGGTAGTTGTGTTCGGCTACGCAGTAGTCAACATTGGCGACACTGCTCCTGCACTCGACGATCTGGTGACGCTCCACGCGACAACAGACGGCGCAGCAGCCAAGGTGTCTCCAGCGGACGCGACAGCGATCGTCGGAGATCAGTTCGGCATCTACCTCGGGACAGAGATTGGCTCCACGAACACGGCTGCCATCTGGTTCTCGAAGTTGTAAACCATCCACAAGCGAAAGGCAGCGGCGGCATGTCAGTAGTGCGTGTCAAAAACCTCCGAGACGTGGCTTTCGTCGATTCGTTCGACGGAACCACGTACTCGGTGAACCCGGCCGGTACGGCCATTGTCCCTACCGAAGCAGCGAAACTCTGGTTCGGCAACTGGGATCTGGTCGATAAGCCGTCGAGGGCGATGCGGGAACGCAGCGACGAACTTCGACGGTTGCAGGTCAGGTTTGGGTGTAGTGACGATCCTGAACGGTGGGAGGCAACGAAGCCTCTTGTTCATGTGTCAGATGTCGACGAAGATACACGTTTCGTCACCGTGATCGACGATCCGTCCGGGTCAGCAATCTCGGAAGCGGCGGTCACGGTGGACGAGCATGAAGACATGTTGTCGATGATCCGTCAGCAGGCTAAAGACTTGGACCGGTTGAAGAAGGATTATCAGAAGCAGATCCGTACGACACAACCTGATTCTGATGCCGATGAAGATACGCCTGAGCCGGTCGCGTCTAAACGCGCTCGGCGACAGTGAATCACGACTTCACCGGTTACTACCTTCTCCCTGTAGGGGAACTCACCGCTCTTTATTGTGCTGTGGCGGGCAACCTCGCCAATCTGCACGAAGAGTCAGCGATGGTGTTTTCTACGGAACGCCGCGCCAAAGTCGAAGGGTTTGTGCGATCGCAGGAAACTTCGGTTGCGGGTCGGGAACGCGAAGCAGATTTCCACGCATTAGAGTCGACTACGACACTGTTCGAGTTGCGGGGCGAAATATCTGCTCTGCAAGAAGAACTAGCCACGTTGAAGTTACTACTGGGTGTGAAACATGCCGGAACTGAAGTACTTTCAGATAACTGATTTCAGTCCCGGCATCCGAGACAAGTACTCGCCTTCGCAGCCGCCGGGAACAGCGCAGACAACTGATACGTGGGGGTGTGTGGCTCTGCCATCCACTGGTCTGTCTCCGTTGCCGAAGATGCAGGTCGTCCGTACAGCCACCCAGTTGAACCGTGTGTCCGGCACCAACTATCTGCTGGATTCGGCGTCAGGGTGGCATTACAACGGCAACACACCGAAGTCGGGTTCCAACTTCGAGGTGTGCGGGTTTTCTTCACAGGGTGGACTGGGGGGTCCCGCAGATTCGTACACTTACCCAGTTGAACTCTATGTAGGGGTTCAATGGTTGGAACACGACGGCGTGTCAACATACCGCCGCAACGTCCACGTCGAAGCCGTCAACTTGGCCGACGATTTGAACTACGCAATCCTCGACCGCAACACGACTTCCGGGCCGACACCAATCTCGTCCGAACTGTGGCGGCCGATCACGTTTGCGTCTACACGCGAGAAACGATCTGGGACGTTTTCCGAAGACGACCAGTTCCGTCCCGGCGACCCGGTGATGGTCGCGGCGTGGATGTCACACGACTTGTCCGACTGGGACACCGTGGCGTACCCGGATGCCGTCGACGGCACAGGGGGTTCATCTCCGAAGTATCTGATGTCAGACGCAACCTCGGTGGGTTCACCGACAACGAACAAGCCAACCGAAATCCTGTCGCACCAGAACCGCATCGTCGCAATGGTCGTCTCAGAGTTCACCCGTGTCAACGGACCCAACATCACATCCAACGAAAACATCGCGTTCTCTACTCCTCCCGGCGTCCTATTCGATTTCGACGGTTCTTCGGCGAACACGTTTGGTGAACAGATCACGTTCGAGATCCAAAACGCGACTGGTTACACAGCGTGGGCGTCGATCACCGCCAACCAGTTGCTACTCATCAAAGGTCGCGGAGCGGTACTGATCACCGGTTCTCTGGAATCGCCGACAGTCATAGCCCTCCCGAAGGTCACAGGCAACGCTACTTGCCTTGGCGCAATGTCGATCCTCGGTTACGTGTATCCAACAGCGAAAGGCAGCGTATACGCATGGCAAGGCGACGACGTTTCAGCGAACATGTCCCCGTTTCTGGACACAGGGTTCTGCGATTACGACGACGCTTCAAAACGCAAGGGCCACACCGGTTCGTGTGTCGCATGGAACGACTTCGTGCTCATGCCGAACGAATGGGTGCTCGACGAACGAACCGCAGCGTGGTGGCGGGTATCAGACCCCGTGCAGGCCACTGGGTTCGATAACCGCATCAGGTACTGGGATGTTCCCGCCGGTCAGGTGTTCAACAACACCGACGCCGTGTACGGGTCTGTCGGCAAATATCAGGAACCCAACGAGGGTGTCGTCTGCCGGTTGGAGTCCGACACGTTGGCGTCCACATTTTATTGGCGTTCAGCGCCGATAGTTCTCGATTCGTCCCAGTACGTTCAGTTGCGAGAAATCGGGTTGACGTTCAAGGGTCGCGGCACTGTGCATGTGGATGTGTTCCGCGACGAAGCAGGCGACGACGACCCGATCGGTTCGTTTGTGTTCGATGCGACTGCTTCCGGTAACGAAACAATCACCCATGTGGTGCGTGAATCCGGTGGTTTCACGATGCGGTCGTTCAATGTTCGCATCCGATCGTACTCACATGATGGGACTTCGGAAGCACCGACTGTGTATGGGCTAAACTTCGGGTACTTCTTGAAGCAGCACATACCTAACCACGATGTTTCGCACCGTGGTTTGGTGCTCGACAGGACAGACGACAAACTCGACGAATCGAAGTTGGGATAAATGGCAGGCGCAGGATATAGAACATGGACGGCTTTGCAGTCGGTCCCAGCGGCGACTCTACAAACGTACCTTCAAGATCAGGTTGTGTTGGTGTTCGCCGATGCAACGGCACGCGACGCTGCGGTGACTTCGCCTTCCGAGGGGATGGTCTGCTATCTGAAAGACACCGACCAGTTGCGGTCGTATAACGGTGCGACATGGGTGGCGGTCACGTCGGTCCTAACCGGCGACGTGTTGACCGAGGATTCCACAAACCTCAGGGTCGGTATCAACGAAACGTCACCCGGCGCGGCGTTGCATGTCGAAGCGAAGGCTGCGTCGTCGGATCAGATGGTGCGTATCTATTCGTTGACTGGTTCTGAACATGACGCCGATTTGTCGTTTGCGTTGGACAACGGCACCGGTGAGACGTTCACTATCGGCATCGATGATTCTGATGCAGACAAGTTCAAGATTTCAGACAACGCAACACTTGGCACCAACGACCGGTTGGTTATCGACTCGGCGGGTGCTGTAACTATCGCAGGCGGTGTCACCGCCGCCGTAACCGGCAATGTGACGGGCAACGTCACCGGCAATGTGACCGGCGATCTCACAGGAAACGCGACAGGTGACCTCACCGGAAACGTGACGGGTGACGTGACGGGTGATGTCACCGGAAACGTGAGCGGGTCGTCCGGGTCCACAACCGGGAATGCCGCCACGGCTACTGCTCTGGAAACTGCCCGGGACATCGGTGGCACGTCGTTTGATGGAACAGCGGCAATCACCCCAGCGAATATCACTGTCGCTGATACAACCGACGCGACATGCAGCGTCGCCTTGTTCGAGTCTGCCACAGGGAACCTGCCCCCCAAGACTGACGGTGGGATCACCTACGACGCCTCTACCGGCACCCTGACCGCCACAGCCCTCTCTGGACCTGTGACCGGGGCCGTGACAGGTAATGTGACGGGCAACGTCACAGGCGACCTCACAGGCGATGTGACGGGCAATGTGACCGGCAATGTCACCGGTGATCTGACAGGAAACGCGTCTGGAACCGCTGCGACGGTCACAGGTGCCACCCAGTCCAACATCACAGCAGTCGGCACCCTCACGTCGCTTGGCGTGTCCGGTGTATCCACTCTGTCCGACTCCGTTTATCTTGACGGTGGAACCAATCAGGAAATCGTGTGGGAAGGCGCAACTGCCGACGCGTACGAAACCTTCCTGCGTGCCACCGATCCAACTTCAGCAGACCGGATCATTACTCTTCCTGATGCGACAGGTACAGTAGCCTTAGCGGACAGCGCAGACCTCATAATCTCCACCCAAGTATTCTCATAGGAACGACATGGCAACATATTCAAAAACGAAACTATCCGGTTCGACCGATGGGCGGGCCGTCAAGGTTGTCGCTACGGCATCGGCGGGGACGACGATTCACACCGGGTCGTCTACGGCTACGACGTACGACGAAATCTGGTTGTACGCCCAGAACACTTCCGCTGCTGATGTCAAACTAACGTTGGAGTGGGGTGGCACGACTTCCCCTGATGATCTGATCGAGGTGACGATCACTACGGAGGCCGGTTTGACTTTGGTGTCGCCGGGGTTGCTGTTGAAGGGCAACGCTACACCTTTGGTGGTGAAGGCGTTTGCTGCTTCAGCGAACGTGGTTACGTTGCACGGGTACGTCAACCAGATCACCGCTTAGTCATGCCGCGCATCGAGAGGTTCTTCCCGGCATCCAAGGTGTCCGACTGGACCTCCGGCTCATTCGGTGGTGCGGCTGGTGTCACCGCCCCGAAAGCAACCGGCGGTGAGATCGGGTTCTACAACACCGGAGGAACCGACTACTGGGTCCACGCCTTCTACTCCACAGAAGCCTTCGTCCCATCGGAGTCGTTGACTTGCGACATTATGACCATCGCTGGAGGCGGTGGTGGGGCGTCGATCAACTTCTGTGGTGCGGGCGGTGGTGGAGCGGGTGGACTCGTTTACTACACGGCCACAGCGATGAGTGCTTCCTCTCACACCATCACCGTCGGTGCGGGCGGGGCACGCGGCCAGACCCCCAACACCAACGGCAACCAAGGCAGCAACTCGCAGGCAGGTTCCCTGACCGCTGCTGTTGGCGGCGGTTACGGAGCGGTGTGTAACGGGGCGGGCGGCTCAGGCGGCTCGGGCGGCGGAGCAGGTGCGGGCGGCTCGTCCGCCAGCGCCGGAAGCGCCACCTCCAACCAGGGCTACGCCGGGGGTGCTCTATTCGCCAACAATGACTACAACGGCTCCGGTGGCGGCGGGGCCTCGGGGGCAGGCGCAACGGGTTCCAACAACACCTCAGCCAGCACCGCCGCTGGGGGCGCTGGAGTCACCGAAGGCTCCTCGACGGTTTACAACTTCAACGGTGGGGGCACAGCGACCCTCCATGTCAACGGAACCGGCTTCGTCTACTGCGGGGGCGGGGGTGGCTCACGTCAGAACAACACCAACGGATGGTGGACAGGCGCCGGAGGCTCAGGCGTCGGAGGGCAGGGAGGCCAAGAACTCGGCCAAACCACGGACAGATGGGGAAGCGGCGGTTTACGATTCACAGGCTCCGGCGGCGGTGGAGCAGGTGACGACATGACCGGTGGCGACGGAGGCCACGGGGTCGTTTTCATCAGGTACGCAGCATGAGTTACTTCGCCGAGATAGACGACACGGGGCGTTGGCCGACCAACACGGTCCTCCGGGTACTCATCGTGCCCGACGCCCAAGAGGAGCGCGGGCAGGAACACCTCGCCGACGACCTCGGTCTCGGCGGCACTTGGATACGAACAACGGAGTTCGGCGCATCTATCGGCGGGACTTACGACGCTGACGCCGGGGTGTTCGTCCTACCCCAGCCACACCCATCATGGACGCTGGACGAGAATCATCAATGGCAGGCACCCACCCCGCAGCCAGACGACGGCAAGCACTACACATGGGACGAGGCCTTCTACGACCTCACAGGCGAGGGGTGGGTGGAGTTCGTCCTGCCGTCAGGATGGGACGGGACGGGCTTCGCCGCACCTCAGCCCTACGGGTCGTGGTCGTTGGACGAGAACTACGTCTGGCAGCCACCGACACCGATGCCTGATGACGGCCTTCTCTACGACTGGGACGAGGCGACGACCTCATGGGTGGAGGTCACCCCGTAATGGAATGGGTCGGGTTCGCAGGGCTGATCGCCGCATCCACCGTGAGCGGTGTCTTTGCGATGCTTGCTTCCCGTTACCGACGCGAAAACACGGCGCAGCACGCAGCGAACCAGGTTCGCCTCGACGCCATCGGCACTGACATTTCCGAAATCAGCAAAGATATTCGCTCTGTACGCGAATGGCAGCACCGTCACTTGGAGTGGCATGCGGAGCAGGGCAATGTCTGAGCGTCAGAGTTTGGCGTCGATTCAGTATTCGAATCCGCAGCGTGACACGGTTCGGAAAGTTTTTTACCGGGGTAATCTGCCTGCGTCGGACACGTTGTTGTATACGTCTCCGAATCTGCCGGGTGCCCGTTCAGAGGTTTTGCAACTTATTTTCTGCAACACGTCGTCTGGTGCGGAGACGATCCAGTTGCATTCGGTTCCGAAGGGTGGGTCGTCGGGGCTTGACAACGCCGTGTTTTACGATTATTCGTTTGCGGCGAAGGCGACGGGGATCACGGATTCGTTGTCGCTGATTTTGGAGGAGGGAGACATGTTGCGTGGACAGGCGTCTACGACAGGCAAGTTTTCTGTCATTATCACCGGTCTGGTCGAGATGAGGGCCGGAGGTTTGGCCTAAACGTATCCGTAGGCTAGCCTTTGGTGCATGGTAGTAGACCACGAAATCAAGAC